GTGATATCAACAGTGTTTTAGCTATATTCCAAACCCAATTGGGATGATCATATATGAATACTAGAAACTTACATAACATGGGTAGAGTCATTGATGGACCTTGGAATTCCTCCTCTATCACTGTAGACACGGCTCCAACAGTGGACATCTGGCATAGCGTAACTATCACCATTATCCAAAACCAGAACCCAGCTAAATGCAGGATAACTCTAAAAATGAGGCGGGAAAAATTCCATAGGAAGGGGAGTAAAAAATAGAAGAAATATCCTATTAACCAAAACCAGATTAATCCACTCATGACATATGCATACCACGGTATAGTATGATCTACATATACAGTTAATTCTGTTGCAGATGCCATTGGAATTGCAGAAAGCACATACCACAGCACTCCGAATACCAACATAAAACATGTTGTTTTCTGTGCCGCTTCTGGTAACATCGCCCATATCGGGTGATCGAGGTAGGTACCTTCTTTCTTAATATGTTTAATCTGTTTGATAGCTTGGTCATTAAAATAATGATCTTGATTCAAATCTTCTGATTCTTTACGGACGAAACAAAACCGGCCATATGACACAGTGTCTTGCACTACTCTAACTTTTGGTACATCCCAATATTTGAACAACTCTTCATTACGTTTGTTCTTATCTAGGTTTGCACCAACAAGAGAGACCGCGGCTGTGGCTTGAAAACCAGCTCTTGTTGAATAAGCTAATTTACTTGCTAATTGTTCTGCCGAAGGTCTATGTATAATTAAGTCCCGCAAAAAAGGGGACCGGCGTTGTTGAGTTTTATTGCAAAGTTCAGCAAGGGAATCAGCTCTTATATGTATAAAATCTGATTCCACTGGAGTGTACAAAGAGGGGGGAATAGAAACCAATCCCTCATGACGTTTTCCTATAAGTATCTTGTAATCAGACACCAAGTCTTTCCTGACCCACGATAAGGTCTGTACTAAATTGGAGACTTGGTTCTCAGATTCAAAACGGTATGATGTATCTCTATGGTTATGTTCCAACCAAGATTCCGTCAATGGACCAGACCTCTGGCGGCACATTCCTTCCGCGTTCACAAAAAATGGAGCGCTTCCAAAATGAGTACCAGCTGCTGTGTCCTTACCGAACATCTGCATTACAAATACAATAGAATCTCCGAGAGCTAAAAACTTCTCAGGGGGCAAATGATAAATATCTACCACTAGAAATGCATCCCTTTCTGTAAAATCTTCTACATGAGGGAATATTTCCAACAAATTAGAATAATCGACATAGTCCTTAGCCGTCAATACTGGACGGTACCATGCCAATGTGATATAATCTGATAGCTTGAAACCTGGGTTGGTCGACTCGAACTTACGTTCACAGTATTTCCAATCCCAATATAGTCTTTTACCACCATAATAATCAATTATTCTATTTTGTTTTTTCGGGTGATCTTTGATATCTTTTAACAATAAAACCAAGGCCTTATACTCTGCTATATTACGTGCAGTCGCTGCGAGGCCATGATCGTGTTCGTCCTTCTTAACCTTAAAACCAAAGCCATGAGCTTCAGCAAGTTTCTTTCCATCTTCACTCCATACCGGAACTACCATAGAAAGAAAAAAGGAGATGACCCACTGTATAACAGTAGATCGAGTAAAGTTCTTGATTGGGTGAAATCTAGGAACCTTCTTCTCTGTCGAAACAGAGGAAACCGCCGGATCTGCGGGTGCTGATACTTTTGCATCAGACTTAATGGCTGCCGTCTCCACGACAACCGGTATTGCCACTGGTTTTCCAGTGGGCTTAAACTTGGGCTTTCCAAGGCCCGAATTACCGCGCTTTTGCGTGGATTTTCGATCTCGAGACATTTTG